GAGTTTATTGACAGCTTAGAAACTGTCGAGGTATTAGACGAAGAAAAAAAATAGTACAGCGTGATTCTACGCTCTACACGATAGCAAGTTTGTCTGTAGAGCTAGGGATTGCGCCTAGTGAGTTTATTAACATGGACGCAGAGATGTTAAAGGCTATTGTGCAAGTGCTTAGCGATAGAGCAAAGGAGATCAAAAATGCCAGCAGTAGAGGTCGTAGGCGTTAAAGATGTCCTTAAAGGTTTAGAATTTATTGATGAAAACATGCGCCAAAAGATTAGGACTGCTATTGATCCTTTAATGCGTGGTGTGGCAAGTAAGGCTAGAGGATTTGTGCCAGATAACGGCAGTGTATTATCAGGCTGGAGTAAACCAAGTAACCCAGCAATTAACTTTAAGCCATTCCCAAAATATGACGCTGCTATTGTTAAGTCCGGTATTGGGTATAACGCAGGTGAAAATCAAACATTTAGAAATGGATTCAAGATTAGCAACTACGTGTATAACGTAAGCGCAGCTGGTCGTATATATGAAACTGCAGGTCGTAATAACCCACAAGGGCGTGCGCCATTTCAGCAAATAAATCCCGGCACACCTAATTCACCAGTTGGCGCAGTGCAAGGATTTGAAGGCACAAGGAGAGCTAGAGAATATACCTATAATAAATCTACTAGAGAATACTCATCTAACAATCCGTTTGCAGGTTACCAGTTTGTAACATCTATGCCAGGACTTACATCACAGCCTAAAATTAAAGGCGTACGAGGTGGCACTGGTAAAAAAACTAAAGGCAGACTTATATTTAAGGCGTGGTCTCAAGATAGCTCTAAAGTTTACGATGCAATACTGCAAGCAATAAATTCTACAGCTATACAATTTAACAAATCCACAGAGATTAAGAAGGCAGCCTAATGGCCAATGTAGTCGTCTCGGCTATTGCCACCTTTAATGGCAAGGCACTTAAAAAAGGTCAGAAGGATATATCAGCCTTTGACAAATCAGTAAAAAAATTAGGTAAAACTTTTGCTGGCACATTTGGCGCATATCAATTATTAGCATTTAGTAAAAAGGCTATTGCCGCTTTTGCAGCCGATGAAAAAGCTGCTAAATCTTTAGAAGTACAATTAAAAAACACAGGTTTCGCATTTTCAGCACCTGGCGTAGAAGCCTATATATCTAGCTTACAGTCTTTGTATGGAGTATTAGATGATGAGTTGAGACCAGCATTTCAGCAATTACTTACAGCTACTGGATCTATTACTAAAAGTCAAGATGCATTACAAACCGCACTTAACGTAAGCGCAGCCACAGGTAGATCACTTAGTGAAGTTAGCGCAGCATTAACACGAGGATTTTCAGGCAACACCACAGGTCTTAGCAGACTAGGCGCAGGTATAAGCAAAGCCACATTAAAGAGTGGCGACATGAACAAAATCATGGAAGAATTAAATGCTAAGTTTGCAAGTCAGGCAGCAGCTAGATTAGAAACTTTTGCAGGCAAAATGAGTCTTATTACAGTCGCGTCTGCCGATGCTAAAGAAATTATAGGTAAAGGTTTAGTAGATGCTTTAACTAATTTAGGTAATGATAAAAGCATAGGTAATTTTACAGATAGCATGACTGAGCTTGCTAAAGGCATAGCCGATGTAACACGTGGTATTGGAGAATTAGGTCGCGGAATACAAACAATAGCAAACCTACCTGGACTAAAACAATTATTAACTTTTTCTTACGAAATGAGTGCAGTGGGATTACTGCAACGTCTAGGCAGAATGAGTGCGCCAGCAGCGGTTTTGCCAGCCAATAAACAACGCAGCGCAGGCCGTATTGATGCAAAACGATTCCAGACTGAGGATAAATTAGCAAAGGCTAAGGCTGCAGAATTAGCACTATTACAAAAGAAAAACGCTTTAGAAAATAAGAATGTAGAAGAATTACGCAAAAAATTTGACCTAGAGCGCATAGGTATAAACGCAGCTCTAAACAGCGCAACAGATGAAGAAACTAAGTTACGATTGAAGGCACAATTAGCAATACTAGACAATAACGAGGCTTTGGCTAAAAAGTATTTGGCTGAGATGGAAGCAGCAGATGCACTAAAGAAGTTAGCAGCAGAAGCCGCAGCAGCTGGCAAAAGTCTTACAGAGTTTGCTTTAGTGCAAGTTAGATCTCTAATAAATAGAATTAATGCACAAATAGAATTAATTAACACACAGTTTGGCATACCTTCTGCAGCACCTACTGTAAGCGCACCAGGTTTACCTTCTCAGCCAGCTAGTTATTTCCAAGACTTAGCAACTTCATTAGTAGGCTCATCTTCTTATGCCGGTATGAACGTGTCACAAATAGCAACAGAAAGAGCTAGAGAATCTGGCAACAGATCACTAGATGTGAACGTAAGAATTGACTCACCATCTGGTGATAAGTTTGCCCAGTTAGTAGCCGAAAGCATCCAAGTCGCTGGCCGTAGTGGATATAGCACTACTGGCGCAGGCCAATTACCATAATGCCAATACCAGTAATAAATGCAGTAATTAACTTTAGCACTGGCCCTAGTTTTGCTCAGGCCATGATATTAGATACAGGTATATTAGACACAAATGTATTAGCAGATAGCACAGCTGTAATTGTAGATGTGTCTAACCAAGTAAACCGCATAGAGACTAACAGGGGTCGTACTGCCCTATCCGATCAATTTCAGACAGGATCATTAACCTTACGCATAACTGATCAAAATGGCGATTTTAATCCGCAGAATGTTACTGGCCCGTATTATAATTTATTAACACCCATGAAAAAGGTGCAGATTACTGCAACCTACTCATCGGTAACTTATCCTATATTTTCAGGATTTATAACAAGCTACGTTACTACATACCCTAGTGAATCTGGCGAAGATGTAGCCATAACAACTATCCAAGCTGTAGATGCATTTAGATTAGCGCAGGTAGCCCAGATCAGCACAGTTACAGGTGCTACTGCAGGTGACTTATCAGGCACACGCATAAATCAAATACTAGATCAAATCAGTTGGCCGGCATCACAGCGCGACATAGATGCAGGGCTTACTACTTTACAAACAGATCCAGGCACTAACCGCACAGCACTGCAAGCCTTGTTTACTGCTAGCGACAGCGAGTACGGCGCAATTTATGTGGATGCAGATAATAATTTTATATTTCAAGATAGAAACGTTACGGCTGGATCTATTGGCGGCACACCCACAGTCTTTGCAGACAACGGCACAGGTATAGATTACTTTGATGCCAGTTGGATTCTTAACGATGTGCTTATATTTAACAAAGCCACTATCACTAGGTCAAGTGGCACAGCACAGGTAGCCCTAAATCAAGCCAGCATAGACAAGTATTTTTTACACAGTTACTTTTTAGATAACCTACTTATGCAGACCGATGCTGTCGCGCTCGATTACGCACAGGCCTATGTAGCAAGTAGAGCAGAGACTAGTATCCGAGTAGATGCCATAGTCTTAGACCTTTACACAGCTAATTACAATACAGGCATAATCGCAGCCCTAGACCTAGACTTCTTTGATCCAATAAAAGTGATTACTACCCAGCCAGGTGGATCTACCCTAGAAAAAACCCTACAGATTTTTGGTGTAAAAATGAACATAACACCGAATAGTTGGAAAACCACGTTCACGACATTAGAGCCAGTCATAGACGCATTTATCCTAAATGATACGATTTATGGCACTTTAGACTATAATGTCCTAAGTTACTAAGGGGTATCATGGCAAAACAAACGTTTACGACTGGGCAGGTATTAACGGCTGCACAGATGACTTCACTGCAACAGACAGCAATGCTTGGCGGCGCAGCATCCGCTAAGACTGCAAGTTACACACTAGTAGCAGCCGATGCTGGTACAGCGATCTCTATGTCTAATGCAAGTGCAACGACAATAACTGTAAACACAGCTTTGTTTGCCGCAGGTGACACAGTACAAATAACAAATCTAGGTGCTGGAGTTTGCACAATTACAGCTGGCACAGCAACAGTTAATACTGCTGCATCATTAGCATTAGCACAATATGAAAGCGGCACATTAGATTTTACAAGCACATCTGCCGCAATATTTATTAAAGGTGCTGGTGGCAGTGCTGCTAGTGCTAAAGTTTTGCAAGTAATAAACTCAGCATATTCAACTGCAACTAGCGGTACTACATCTTATGTAGATAGTGGTATAACAGCAACAATTACACCAACTTTGAATACAAGTAAGATTCTTGTTTTTGCTAATGTGTCTTTATCGAGCGTAAGAGCTAGTTCTAATAACACTACAACAAATGTTCAACTAAGAAGAGGTACAACTACTATTGCCAATTACGATACTAGACAATGGAATTACATAGATGGTCTGTCTAGTGGTACATATACACTGGCAACAGTTTCAACATTAACTTATATGGATAGTCCTGCAACAACATCTGCAACTACTTATACAATTAGAGGACAAGGTCCAGAGTCGACTTCTTCATTTACATTTCAACCAAATAGCGGTCCAAGTGCTATGGTGCTAATGGAAATAGGTGCATAATATGAATCACAACGACAAACTAAACGCAATTAAACATATTAGACCAAATGCTTTATTTGTTTTAAGAGGCGATGAAGTAGAGTGGTTAGATGAAACTCAAATTGAGCCAACAGAGAAAGAAATTAAAGATGGTTTAATTGCTTACCAAGCAGCGCAACAAGCCGCAGCCGAAGCAAAAGCGCAAGCCAAAGCCGCAGCCGAAGGTAAATTAGCAGCACTCGGTTTGACTACCGATGATTTACGGGCTTTAGGTTTATAGCAAGTAAATGAAGCCTTGGCTTTGTGCAGCTGGTTTGCAGTTAAGAGATCAAATTGATACCTGGTACGCGGATCGCCGCACTACCGCTGATGGGTGGCTGGGTGATGCTCGTCATTCCGCCAGAAAATCAGATCATAATCCAGACGCAGATGGGTGTGTACGAGCCATTGATGTGGATTCTCGCTTGGATTCATCCGAAGGGATCTCGGTATATTTGGCTGACCAGATCAGAATATGTGGCAAGACCGATAAACGCATATCTTACGTAATCCATAATGGCATGATCGCTAGCAAGATACTTAATTTTAAGTGGCGTAAATACACAGGATTTAATAAGCACATTAAGCACATGCACATTAGCTTTACAAAATTAGGCGACAAAGATAGCAAGCCGTTTGATATACCACTACTAGGGGGCAAAATATGAAGATAACCAAGAAGCAAAAAGCAATACTGAAATCATACTTTAGGGGTGTGCTTGTCTCTTTGTTAACATTTTTAGCAAGTAACGAATTAGGTTTAGATCCAGCAGTGTCTGTAATTGTTGCAGCATTAGCAGGACCAGCAGCTAGGGCTTTAGATAAATCCGATACAGTTTATGGCATCGGTGCAGATGAAGCATGACACCTACAGAATGGGCTGGCTTTGGGGCTGGCATTATCGCCGTGCTGTCAGGCGTGCTGATCGGATTACGTTTTATAGTTAAAGGCTGGCTTAATGAATTACGTCCTAATGGTGGCCAAAGCATGAAGGACCAGTTGACAAGATTAGAACAGCGTGTCGATGATCTTTATTCTTTAATAGTTAAGCGACAATAGTAGTATGGCAGATACAAGAAGGAAGCGTAAGAAGATAAATAAGCGCATTGTGCGTAAGTCACCTGAGCCATTATCTAAACTAGATCAGCATTATATTGCCATGAATGAGATCTACAAGGCTGCACGTAAGGCTGGCTTTAGTGAGAGCTGTAGCTTGTATTTTGTATCAGATAGAGCGACTATGCCAGACTGGGTTATTGGTGATGGCGGCATCATACCTAGTATAGAT